TTGGTGATAGATGGGCGGATGTGACAAATGCGTTAGCAGAGATTGGCTCATGGCTGGGAGAAAAATTTCAAGAGGGCTGGGACGCTATTGGAAATATATTTGGGAACTTAGGTTCTTGGTTTGGAGAAAAATGGACTGATGTTACCAATGCTCTTTCAGATGCAAATACTTGGTTAGGTGATAAATTCAAGCAAGGCTGGGATGCAATAAGCAATACATTTAGCAAGTTGGGTTCATGGTTCGGTGACCGTTGGAACGAATCTAAAGACGCGCTTGCCGAAGCAAACACTTGGCTTGGCGAGAAATTTGAGAGTGCAAAAGAGAAAACTCAGAATCCTTTCCAAAAAATCGGTTCATGGTTTGGCGATAGATGGAAAGACATGCAAGATGCCTTGAAAGAAATCCCCGACTGGTTTAAGAATCTGTTTAATGATGCAATGGATAATGCCAAAAACATCGTTAAAAGTGGTATCGATAAACTAAAAAGCTTCTTTAACTTTGATTGGAGCTTGCCAAAAATCAAACTCCCTCACTTTAATATATCTGGTAGCTTTAGTTTGATGCCTCCTAGAATTCCATCATTCTCTGTAGATTGGTATGCACGAGGTGGTGTATTCAACTCTCCTAGCATCATCGGGGTCGGTGAAGCTGGTCAAGAAGCAGTAATGCCTCTTGAACGGAATACAGGTTGGATTTCTATCTTGGCTCAAAAATTGGCCGAAAGAATGCCTGTTAACAATGCACCTACAGGTTATTCATTACCGGCTGGCGACATCGTTATCCAAATAGCAGGCCATGAGTTCGGACGGGTAGCAATCCAAGAAATCAACAAGGAACATGAACGAGCAGGTCAAACCTTGCTCAAGATTTAGGAGGTTAAATGGCACAATTGATAATCAATGGGGTGGCTGTGAAGCCTCCCAAATCTTTTCAAGTCGGTATTCAGGATATCGATGGAGAAACAGGGCGTAATGCGAATGGCGATATGGTGCGAGACCGTATCACGACTAAGCGCAAACTAGACTGTGAATGGGGCATGCTGACTCAGGAAGAAATGAGTCAGCTTTTAAATGCCGTGTCAGCAGTCTTTTTTGAGGTTTCTTATCCTGACCCTATTAAAGGTCAGACAACCGGGACTTTTTACGTCGGTGATAGGACAGCCCCAAGCTATACCTTTACTGAGAAGTTTAAACCTTGGTCTGGCGCTAAATTTAATCTGATAGAGAGGTAAGAAAATGGACGCTTTAACCAGACGACAGTTTGACAGAGCTATGTTTGCCAAGGAAAGGACGCTGGCTATCCGTGTTGGTGATTATGCTTCAAGGGATATCAAAGAGGCTAGTTTTGAGTATGGTTACATCAAAGGCGATACATACAAGCCCGGTGGAACATGTGCTGGTAGCGGTAAGATTACCTTTACCAGCATCATTACCACGTTCAATAAGCTGGATATCCTACATCCTGAGATTGGTCTACTGGTTGGGGATACCTACCAGTGGGTTAAGATGGGGGAATACTTCATCAACGATATTGAGATTGACCGAAACCGAAACACAACCACGCTGGAGCTCATGGACGGTATGTTTAAGCTCAATCGTGAGTATGTGACGGACTTGCATTTCCCAGCTGAAGTACGAGAGGTTATTCAGGAAATCTGCTTGAAAACAGGCATTGAGTTAGCGAATGACTATTTCGGAATCAGCGCTATGCGCTACCATGTCGAGCAAGTTCCTGAGGGCAAGAAACTTTCATTCAGGGATATGCTGAGCGCTATGACTCAGATGATTGGGATGTCTTGTTTCTTTAACAGAGAAGGCAAGATGGAAATCCGTGATTTAACTGAGTCAAATATCACGATTAACGCAGACAGTTACTTCTTGCATGGCTTGACCAAGAGTGAGATTGAGTATCAGATAGCTGGTATTACTTGTAAGACGGATAAGAAGCCTCTTACGGTTGGTATGAAGACGGGTCGGTCTTTGGAACTGGACAATGTCTTCATGACCCAGAGTGCTTTAAATGACCTGTATTACAAACTGAAAAACCTGACTTACTATCCTTACAACCTCAACTACCAAGGGCATTTACTGCTTGAGGTTGGGCAGTGGGTAACCATTCAGACCAACAAGAAAGAAACCTTTAAAGTTCCTGTCTTAAGCCAGAGTTTTACTTTTAAAGGCGGTCTGAGAGGTCGTATCAGTGCAGACAGTAAAGCTGGGAATGATACCCAGTATTCTTACGAGGGGACGATTACCAAGCAGATAAAGCAACAAGATGGCATTGAAGCAAAAATCCAAGCGCAGATTGAAGCAGCAGACGCAGCCTTTGATGCCGAGTTCAAAAAGCGTAAAAAAGAGATAGATGATGGTATTGAACTTGCCAAGGCTAAGGCCGAAGAAATCAAGCAAGAACTGTCTGACACTATCAATCAGCGCTTCGACAGCTTTGACAATGGTCCATTGAAAGAAGCCAAGCGCAAGGCTGAAGAAGCATTGAAAAAGGCTGGCGCAAGTAGTTTGCTAGCCCAGGAAGCCAAGCAGATTGGGCTGGACTCTGTTGCTAGACTTGAAGCATTTAAGTCACAAGCTACGAGTGCTCAAACGGCCTTGTCAGGTGATTTGGATGTTTTGAAACGGACTATCACGAACGATATTCGACCGAAGCAAGCACAGGCCGAAGCTGAGATTGCCAAGCAAGTTGAAGCACTTAACAAGACCAAGAATGAATTGGTTGGTGTGAAGTCAGCACAAGCGACGTATGAAGAGACAACGACTCGTAGACTGGCAGAGCTGACCAACTTGGCCAACGGTAAGGCCAGCAAGTCAGAGCTTGTGCAGACAGCCGATGAACTAGCTAGTAAAATAGCGAGTGTTAAAGTTGGTGGCAGAAACTATTATCGAGATTCCGAGAAGATTCGAACAAGTACACGTTTCTTTTCGTTTCCTTTGCATCCATATCTTTCACAAGAAAATGTCGGGGAGACTTGGACTTTATCGTTTGATTTAAAAATCAATGAAGGTGGCGAAATTCGCCCTCTACCTTTCTATCACTATCAAAATAATCGCTTCGGTCTGAAAGCTAGTGCATACATCACTCCAAGCAAAGAATGGCAACGGTTCACATTCACAGGTCCAGTTATCTTCCCAAATGATGACTCTCGTTATTCGAGGGGAGAGATGGCCTTGTATGACTACGGTGGAAATAATAATTATTCCGTGCGTAGGATTAAATTCGAAAAAGGTACTCTAGCTACTGACTGGAGTCCAGCTATCGAAGATATAGAAGGACAGCTTTCAACAGTTGAATCCAACTTCAGACAGCGCGCTGACTCGCTAGATGCTGGTGTGAGAAGTCTGACTGAAGGATTGAGAACTAAAGCGGATATCAGTGCACTCAACGTGACTGCTGAGAATATCAGGCAGTCTGTGAAGAGTCTTGAGACAGACACACAGAACAAGCTGGATCAGAAATTGAGTCAGGCTGAATTTGAAGTGCAGGCTAGCTCTATTCGTCAGGAAATCCTGAACGCAACCAAGGATAAGGCAGATAAGACTCTAGTCACAACTGAAGCTGGGAAATTGCGAGAGGAATTTTCAAACTTGAGAGTCGGTGGAACGAACTTGTTGAAAGGTTCGAAAGGGCCTTTTATGCCAGATCGAAAGCCAGCTAATTTTGATAATAATGTTCTTTATGCAGGACAGACGTCTATCTACATGGAACAGGGTCAGGAATACATTATTTCGGCCAAAACGGACGGTAACTTTACGGCCCATCACGACGGGAATAAGGAGTCTGATAATGTGGTTCTTTGGATTATGGACAAAAATGTCAGAAATTATCAAATTGTATCGGACCTTAAGACAGGTACAACAGGGACGAAATTCGTTTGGGATAAGCCGACAGGTATCTATCATCTACGCGTTAACACTTATCACAAGGAAACTACCAAAAGTGTCTGGGACGTGAAGATTGAAAAAGGCACTCTAGCAACTGACTGGAGTCCAGCGGTTGAGGACACTGACGGTCTCATCACTGAAACTAAGGCTGCCTTCGAGCGAACGGCTCAGGGATTGCGAACTGATTTATCAGCTATTCAGGAATATGTCAATAAAGACGGTCAGCGACAGGAAGCCTTGCAGCGTTACACTCGTGAGGAAAGCGCAAAACAAGCGACGGCTGTACGTGAGTTGGTCGCAAGAGACTATGTTGGTAAATCAACATATCAGGAAGATGTGAGAGGTCTTGAGCGTAGGTTTGAAGCTATTACCAACCCACAAAATGGCTCAATTGCTACTCAGATTTCTAACTACAAGAAATCAGTTGATGGCAGATTTGCAGATATCACCTCACTGATTTCTGGTAAAGCCAACCAGACAGACTTCCAACGTGTGAAGGAAACCAGTCAGCTTTACGAGCGGATTTTGGGCAATACTGAAAATGGAATTGCGGATAAGATTGCTCGTATGACCATGACCAATCAGCTGTTCCAGGTTGAAGTTGGGAAGGCCTTTGCGGAACATCAGAATTTATTCTTAACCTCAACGCTCACTAAAGGATTTTTAGGGAATAATGGAATCATTAGCGTAGCGAATGCCACACAAAAGGAGGTTACATCCGATTTCATTTCAGTGGATCCAAATGAAAAAATTATTTTCCAGCACTGGGTAACTCTGCCTGAGAATGGAATGGCTTGGACCGCTTGGCAATTTTTCGATAAAAACAAAAATCCTATTGATAGCCGCAAACCAGGATTAAATGCTTATAAAACAACTGTAGGCAAACAACACAACATCAATCAAATCACTGTACCAACGAATGCTTATTTCGTCAGATTCTCAGCTCGTATGTACGATGATGGTTTGATAAAAGTAGAAAAGGGCTCAGCTCCATCTGATTACTCAGTAGCACCAAATGATGCTCTTGAAGCTGTGAAAACTGTCCAAAGTCAACTAGCTGGCTCATGGGCAGTTCAGAACATCAATTCAGCTGGAGATATCATCTCTGGAATTAATCTTGGTGCCAATGGGCATAACCGATTTGACGGTAAACTGACCCATATCACTGGAGAAACCTTGATTGACAACGCAGTTATCAAGTCAGCTATGATTGACAAGCTGAAGACAGCCAATTTTGAATCTGGTTCGGTCACGACTGCGATATTAGACGCTGAGGCAGTAACGGCCGATAAAGTGAGATTTGATAATGCGTTTATTGGGAAAATGATTACAAATGACGCTTTTATTGAGCAACTAACTTCTAAACAGATTTTTGCGACAAAAGTCGAGTCAGTCGTGTCTAGTTCAACATTCCTAGAAGCCTATCAAGGCCGAATCGGTGGATTTACACTTGGTCAATTTGACCAGGGTGGCGGTCGCTGGATTTCAGGTGTCAATCAGTTCTCTGTTGGTATGGGGAATGGTGCTGGTTACGGAGTCCGGACAGCCTTCTGGGCGAACTGGGGAAATAATTGGAACTATGCAGGACCTAAAGCATGGAACGTCAATACCGATGGGAAAATGTACTGTAGGAATGAAGTCGGTTTTTATGATCAAGTGGATTTTTCGAATGCATCGAGAGCAAACTTTTATGGGACTACTACTTTTTCTCGTTCTCCTGTATTTTCAAATGGTATAGAACTTGGAAGTAAAGACGTCTTTGGTGATGGTTGGAATCCCAAAGGCGGAAGGAATGCGGTTGTTTGGTGGAATCAGGTCGGTAGTGGTAGCGTGAAGTACTGGATGGAACAAAAATCAGACAGACGCTTAAAAGAGAACATCACAGATACAGCTGTGAAAGCCTTGGATAAAATTAACAAGTTAAGAATGGTTGCATTTGATTTCATCGAAAGTAAGAAACATGAGGAGATTGGTCTAATAGCTCAAGAGGCTGAAACCATCGTTCCAAGAATTGTCTCACGAGATCCTGAAAATCCAGATGGCTATCTGCATATCGACTATACCGCTTTAGTTCCTTACTTAATTAAGGCCATCCAAGAATTAAATCAAAAAATAGAAAAAATGGAGAAAACAATAGCATGAATAACAACATGGACGCAGTAGTAAATCAGTTAACACTTGATTCACTGACTAAAAAACTAGCAGTCAGTGAGCAAGAATCAGCTAAGAATGAAGCTCTTTATTTGTATGCAGCAAGCGAATTGCACACGATGAAAGAGGTTCTAGAATATGACCCAGCACTAAAAGAGCTATTTGAAGAAACGCAAGCTAAAATGAAAGGAACTAACTAATGAATTACGAAGTAGCAATTAAACCATATCTTAAAGGTGCAGAAAATGTGACAGTAGTCGCAATCAAGATGGAAAACAACGGACGCTATTCTTACGAGCAAGTAGAATTGCATGGTGACCATACGCAGGACAATGAAGAAACCTTGATTCAAGCAGTGCTGGACCATATCCGCACAGAGCTTGACCCAACAAGCGCCATCGTGCAAGCACAGGCTAAACTGCAAGAAGCAGAACAGAAACTGGCTGAGACAGAGGCGAAACAGACGGCCACAGACCAAGCTGTTAAGCATAATCAAGAAGAGACTGACCGCTATGGGAAAATCATCCATGCGGTCGTTTTAAATGCTGTAGCTGGCAAGACAATCGCTTATGGAACCAACTACAAGGAATTGGTCGAACTCATTCCACTGGCTGAGGTTGGAAAGCGCTACATGGCACATGACTTGATTACCATCGAAGACCCGGCGCATGTTGAAGTAGATGGCGAAGGTAAGCGTATCTTGGTTCAGTTGAACAAGGAATTTACCTACAACGGTGAGACTGTCAGCGACTTTGCCCGTAACGGTCGTCTTGAAATGGACGGAACAGGCGCAGCATGGAAGTACGAGCCTAAAGGATAGAGGTGCCTATGGACGTCTTACAATCAACAGAACATTTCTTTATGAACGTTTTGCCAGTTGCCACGCCAATCGTCGTGGCTTGGCTGGGCTATAAAATGCCGAAGAAATCAAAGGAACTAACAGATCAAATCATTTCTGAATTGGATGATGTTAAAGGGAAAATCAAAGATGTCCAAGAAACTGCATGCGACAACAACACTAAAATTGACGAAGTACAAGCGAAGCTAAAACTGCACGACGAAGCGCATCTTGTTACGATGAGGATGCGCCTTGATCGTGATATTCGCAGGGCAATTCGTCGTGGATTCACTACCAAGGATGAGTTCTACGTGGTTGAAAACATGCACAATAGCTACAAGGCTCTTGGTGGCAATGGCTACATTGACCACTTGTACAACAATTTTGAAGAGTTGCAGATTAGAGATGACATCTTAGTTGAAGACGAGAAAGGGGCGCAGAATGGTCTGTAATCTCAATACGACCAATCTTGCTCAAGTGGATGGCGGTTACCTCATCAAGCAAGGTGATGTAGCTTCTACCTTTGGATTTGTCCTTTTAGACGAAGATTATCGAGCCGTCTCCTCTCTGGAAGGGGAGGTGGCGGTCGTTAGTCTGACCATGGGCAAGTACCAATGGAAGAAGAAAGTAACTGTCACGAACTCAAGCGTGAATTTTAATCTGGACATTATCTTGCCAATCGGGAAATACCGCTTAGAGATTAGCGCTGGTGGGTATATTTTCCCAAGTGACAAAGAAACACACATCAAGATAGTAGCTTCAGATAAAGAATTGGTCACAGAAGAAATCCATGCTCTTAAGGAGCTGGACATCGCTGAAGAAGTTAAAAGACAGCTTAGCGAAGGTGGAGCGTGTCCGGAAATTCCAGACCTGCTCATGTACTATAACTTAGGAAAGGTGTAAAAGATGGATACAAGTAAATTAATTGCATTCGCTCAGGCGTTGGGAGCGGATAACAAGATGATGAAGCGGTTAATCGATACAAAGATTGACAACGCTACGTTAACGCAAGCTATTGAGCAGGCAAAAACCGCAGTTAAGAATGACCTTCTAGGTGATGGGGTACCTGAAAACCTCAACACTCTTAAAGAGCTTGCTGAGGAAATCGCTAAAATGAGTGGTAGCACTGAAGGTGCAGTCGTGCAAAAATTGGCTGATCTCGGCCGTCGTATTGACGAGTTCGCCAACCTCGACCTGGTAGCAACCTATAACGCTGCGAAAGCGTGATTGCTATGAGCAATTTAGAGGAATTTGCTCAGGCCGTTGGCCGTGATGTCAAACGATTCGAAACAGACTACACAAGCAAAGCAGAGCTTGAAGCGAAAGATTACATCGAAGGGAAAACAGAATATCAAATCTTGAAACACCAAGTGGAATCTTTAGTGAAGCAAACGCAGACTTTGCAGGAACAATTGGCTCTTGTTAAGCCTGCACCAAGACGGGCACCGATGGCATATACGCTGGATAGGACAACCGTTCCATGGACAATATGGTTTGATAATGGATGTGGATTACAACTGCCATCGTATGCAGAAACAGCTACAATCTATGGTTACGGTCAAAGTATTAATTTACAAAACAAGGAATGGGTTGCGTTCCCACTTGTTGGGAATATAATTTCATTGTCAAGTGGGAATTTGACATTAGATAATGTAAAGAATACAGTAAACGCAATATATTGGGCAGATGATACAACTGTCTTAAATCCTATCAAAAACAAAGATGATTACAGCTGGCTAACTGCCCGCTGTGGCGAAAAAAGCAGTAAGCCTCAGTGGGCGTGGGAACGTGAGGCAAATGTTATTCGAATCATGTATGAATTAGGCATTTGGGATGCTAAAACCGTTGAAAGTTTAGGCGCAGTAAGGCGCTAGAAAGGAAAAACATATGACACAATTTAATGAATTCATTATTGCTTTTGCTACAGGATTTTTAGCAGTAGCAACAGGTAGTATCGTAAAAGCAGTGAAAGACTACCTTTTACGTAAAGGTGGAGAGAAAGCGGTAAAAATCGCTGAAATCCTAGCCAAGAACGCAGTTCATGCCGTGGAGCAAGTAGCTACTGAAACAGGATACAAGGGTGATGAAAAGCTAGAGCAAGCTCGTGATAAAGTCCGAGCTGAACTTACAAAATACAACATCAGCATGACTGACAAGGACTTAGATACATTTGTCGAGTCAGCCGTGAAGCAGATGAACGACGCTTGGAAAGGACAAGAGTAATGGATATTGATACAAGTAGACTACGCACAGACTTGCCACAGGTTGGGGTGCAGCCTTATCGACAAGTACACGCTCACTCAACAGGTAACCGAAACTCAACAGCTCAAAATGAGGCGGATTATCACTGGAGAAAGGACCCTGAACTAGGGTTCTTTTCTCATGTTGTCGGAAATGGCCGAGTTATGCAGGTAGGGCCTGTAAACAACGGTTCGTGGGACGTCGGTGGCGGTTGGAATGCTGAGACTTATGCAGCAGTTGAATTGATTGAAAGCCATAAGACACAAGAAGAATTCGACCGTGATTACAGGTTATACGTTCCGCTTTTGCGAAATCTAGCAGATGAAGCAGGTTTGCCGAAAACTCTTGATACAGACGACTTGGCAGGTATCAAAACGCATGAATACTGTACCAATAACCAGCCAGATAACAGCAGCGACCATGTTGACCCTTACCCTTATCTTGCGAAATGGGGCGTTAGCCGTGAACAGTTTAAGCGAGATATTGAGAACGGCCTAGGTGCTGAAACAGGCTGGCAGAAAAACGATACAGGCTACTGGTACGTTAAAGAAGACGGCTCTTACCCAAAAGACAAGTTTGAGAAAATCAACGGAACCTGGTATTACTTCGACGGTTCGGGCTACATGCTTGCAGACCGCTGGAAGAAGCACACAGACGGCAACTGGTACTACTTTGACCAATCAGGCGAGATGGCCACAGGTTGGAAGAAAATCGCTGAGAAGTGGTACTATTTCGACGTAGAAGGTGCCATGAAAACAGGATGGGTCAAGTACAAGGATACATGGTACTACCTTGATAGTAAGGGTGGAAACATGGTATCTAATGAATTCGTCAGAGCAGGTCAAGGCTGGTATTACATTAAACCAGACGGCAGCATGGCAGATAAGCCAGAATTCAAAGTCGAGCCAGATGGCTTGGTTACGACTAAATAAATAGAAAGGAAACTTTCTAAAATGTTCTTTCACCGCAGGCTCAGGCTTGCGGTTTTTTGTTTGCTCTGAATCAAGAAAACATCTAACCAACCGACATCAATGTCGGTAGCAAAATAAATGGTTTGCCTGAAAAATTGACTTGTTGAAGTCAACAAATAGCTTTATAAAGCGCTTGGTTGCCAATTTTGTTGACGTTAACAAAATTAGAGTTTGTATTTCTATTTTGCAAAAAAACGCATTTTGAACGATTAGAAACAGAAATTACAATCCTATTGTTCAAAAAAACGTTTTATTGAAGAATAGGGAGGAGGAATGGCAGGGTATTATTGTCAAAAACGCCATTTTGTTAATAATAGATCCTTTTTATTTTTTGATTATTGTCAAAAACGGTGTTTTGTTAAAAATAAAAACAGTGAAATTACTCACTGATTCTTTTGTAAACTATTAGAAATAAACTGACACTTTCTCAACTATACGGGCAAATATGAGTATGAAAATGAATACGAAGATGAATACGATTTAAAAAAACGATAGAAATTAATGGAAATGATTTAAAAGAGAAAATAAGCAAAAAATAAACTATCAACAAGCAATGGAAAATACTTGTAAACACAAATTCTTTATACCATAGTTCGTGACAGTTCCGGCTTTTTTTGATAAAATCATACAGTATGCCCTTAGGCACAAAGTATGAACTGGGACTGTTTTTCCCAGCTTCGGAGGTAAAAAATGTCAGATTCACCAATCAAATATCGTTTGATTAAGAAAGAAAAACACACAGGAGCTCGTCTGGGAGAAATCATCACTCCCCACGGCACCTTCCCGACGCCTATGTTTATGCCAGTTGGAACTCAAGCCACTGTCAAAACTCAGTCACCTGAAGAATTGAAGGAAATGGGTTCAGGGATTATCCTATCAAACACCTATCATCTCTGGCTTCGTCCTGGAGACGAACTCATTGCACGCGCAGGTGGTCTCCACAAGTTCATGAACTGGGACCAGCCAATCTTGACAGATAGCGGTGGTTTCCAGGTTTATTCCCTAGCTGATAGCCGTAATATCACAGAAGAAGGGGTAACCTTTAAAAACCATCTCAATGGTTCCAAGATGTTCTTGTCTCCAGAGAAGGCTATTTCTATTCAGAATAATCTGGGCTCAGATATCATGATGTCCTTTGACGAATGTCCTCAGTTTTACCAACCTTACGATTACGTTAAGAAATCCATCGAGCGTACCAGCCGTTGGGCTGAGCGTGGTTTGAAGGCTCATCGTCGTCCGCATGACCAAGGTTTGTTTGGGATTGTGCAGGGGGCAGGATTTGAAGACCTTCGTCGTCAGTCAGCTCATGACCTTGTCAGCATGGATTTCCCTGGATACTCTATCGGTGGTTTGGCAGTGGGAGAAACCCATGAAGAGATGAATGCGGTCTTGGATTTCACAACTCAACTACTACCTGAAAATAAACCTCGCTATTTGATGGGTGTGGGAGCGCCAGATAGCCTGATCGATGGGGTGATTCGTGGTGTAGATATGTTTGACTGTGTCTTGCCGACTCGTATCGCTCGTAATGGGACTTGTATGACTAGTCAAGGTCGTTTGGTTGTCAAGAATGCCCAGTTTGCTGAGGACTTTACGCCACTGGATCCTGAGTGTGATTGCTACACATGTAAGAACTATACACGCGCCTACCTTCGTCACCTGCTCAAGGCTGATGAAACCTTTGGTATCCGC